GGAAAACAAACAAGCCATTATAGGTATGGTTGACCAAGCATATCGCAGACAGGGCAGACAGGGAGTAATGGCATAATGGCATTTCCAACGACACCCAAACCACGAAGTGTTCAAGTAACATCGTTATCACCTAATCTGGTGAGTGAAGCGCACAGCATGAAGCGGCAAGTTCGCAGTCTTGGGGTGCAGAAATGGGTCTTGCAAGCATCCTATCCGCCTATGACCAGAACAGAGTTTGCGCCATTATGGGCGTTTGTAATTGCTCAAAAAGGTAGGTATTCAACTTTCAGTTATACGCCAGAAAAAATATCAACTACAACAGGCACAGCAACAGGAACATTAACCGTATCAAGTGCGGCAAGTGCTGGCGCATCAACTATTTCAGCAACAGGATTAACAGGCACATTGAAAGCTGGTGATTTCATCAAGTTCTCAGGGCATAGCAAAGTTTATATGTTGACGGCTGATGCGACAACCAGCCTAGCCATCGAGCCACCATTGATTTCAGCCGTTGCTACGACAGACACGGTTACCTATAACAATGTGCCTTTTACTTGTGCGCTATCTGGCGACAGTCAGGGAACAGGGCTGGATATAAACGAAATGCACTCGTTTTCATTATCTCTGGTTGAGGTTATCTAGTGGACAGGGGAGCGGATAGCACCACATTAGCTGAGATTAACGCAGACCAATGTGCGCCAGTTCATTTGCTGGAAATACATTGGGATGAGGGGGTTTCTTATTTAAGTGACTTCAACAGAACGATAACTTATAACAGCAATAACTATGTCGGGTTAGGGCATATGCTAGGGTTTAGCGATGTTGAGGAAACATCAGCACTGGTTACTGGCACATTGAGTTTTTCATTATCGGGCGTTGATAAAGCATATCTGTCATTCTTTTTAAGCCGCAATTACATTGACAGGGAAGTTAGGTTGTATAAAACTTTTCTGGATTCAGCGTTGTCATTAATTGGCACTCCAATATTAATCTTTTCTGGAAGAATCCATAAGCCTGTTATCCAAGAGAATCCAACAGATGGAACTTGTACATTAGCGATTGAGTCGGCTAGTCATTGGGTTGATTTTGAAAGACGGTCAGGGCGGCACACTAATTTCTTAGAACAACAAGTTTATTTTCCCGATGACAAGGGTTTTGAGTTCGCATCAGAAGTGATGAAAGATATTAAGTGGGGTGCTGATTAATGCTCAATGAAAGCAGATGGACAAGGCGGCTTCGTGTGTATGACGAACTTAGCACTGGGTCGGCTGGTAGCCAACGTTTTTTTGACATTCAGTCTGACACAGCACCAAGTTCTGCACTAACTTTCTCAAGTGCCGCTTCTCTTGTAGCTACAGGCTTTAATGCTGTCCTTGACAACTCATTCTTCCAAGGTTTAGTAGTTACTGGTTTATTGGTTGGTGTGGGTCGTGTTCTTGATTCATCAATTGGAATGTCGAGCAACGCTGTACAGTTAGATGGTTTTAGGTCGCCCAATGTAGGCAAGTCAGTATTAGTCAACAAGGCATCATCATCAGAGCAATTATATGTTGTTTATGGAGAAAGGCGTGTTGGTGGTGTCAGGGTATTTATTAATGCTGACGGTGAGCATCTTGATGTTGTGTTGGCTATGGCAGAGGGTGAAGTCGATAGCGTTGTGAATATTTATTTCAATGATGACTTATCGACAGATTCACAATTCACCAGCGAAATTGCGGAAACCACCGTTCATTTAGGTGCTGATGACCAGAGTGCTGATTCAGTGTTGGTTAGTCGTGTTGCAGATTGGACAGCAGAGCATAAACTATCGGGTGTTGTTTATATCTATGCAAGATTAAAATTTGACCAAGATGTGTGGCATGGTGGTATTCCAACAATAACTGCTGATATAAAAGGCACTAAAGTATTTGACCCAAGAGATTCATCAACTGCTTGGTCAGATAATCCAGCATTATGCATTCGTGATTATTTAACTAATGACCGATATGGGCGTGGTATTCCATCCGCTCAAATAGATGACACAGCGATTATTTCAGCCGCTAATTTTTGCGATGAAATGATAGAGAAAGGTGGGTCAAGTCAGAAACGATATACTTGTAATGGCGTTGTTAATGTTGACGATGAATCGATGACAACGGTGCGTAAATTGCTGAGCAGTTGTCGGGGAATGTTAATATTCTCTGCTGGTAAATATAAACTGGTTATTGATAAAGTCGAAACGCCATCATTTACATTCGATGAAGATAATATTGTTGGCTCATGGACTATTTCGATGGGCAGTAAAACTTCAATGTTTAACCGTTGCAAAGCCAAAATATTCAACAAAGACCGCTCATGGCAAGACGATTTCATTACCATTGATTCACCAGCATTAAGAGGGTTGGATAACGACTTAATGTTGCAACGTGAGATTCAACTGCCATTCACATCTGATGAAGTAACAGCACGACAAATAACCACTATTAATCTCAACCAATCACGCCAACAGTTAGCGGTTGAATTTAATGCAACCATAAAAGGCATGAGGGCAGAGGTTGGCGATGTTGTCTATATCACTCACTCAACACCAGCGTGGACTAACAAGGCATTTCGGGTCATGGAAATATCCATGATGGGAACATCGGACGTTAAGATTACAGCAGTTGAATACGATGCAACAACGTATGATTTCGGCACAATCTCAACAGTAGATGCAACGCCAAATACTAATTTGCCAGATATGACTATTGTGGCATCGCCTGTTGCTCCATTGGTTTCTGAGTCTATATACCAAACGCTTGACGGTTCGGCAGTTAAAGCTAAAGCAAGCATTTCATGGACTGCAAGCACAGCAAACTTTATATCCCATTATGTTTTAGAGTACAAAGAATCCAGCGCAACAGATTATTTAGTCGTAACAACCACGCAAGGTTTAACCGCAGAAATACTTGATATTGCGCCAGCTATTTATGACTTTAGATTAAAAGTGGTTAACACTACTGGTGTATCTTCTGAGTTTTCAAACACTCATCAAGAGATATTCGCATTATCGGTAAAACCATCAGCGTTGACTAACTTTCAAGCGCAGTCTGTTTCATCATTAACGATTTTAACTTGGGATGAATCACCCGATATTGATGTTCGTGTTGGCGGCAAGATTGAGATTCGACATTCAAGCCTGTTGTCAGGTGCGACATGGGCAGAGTCGGTTAGTGTTAATGGTGGTGAGTTTATATCGGGAAACGCAACATTTGCTGTACTGCCATTATTATCAGGAACATACATTGCCAGAGCATTTGATTCAAGTGGACTTCAATCAGATATATCAACCATAGCAACTGAAGCGGCAACGCTACAAGCATTTTCAACTGTTGGTTCATTGCAAGCGCACCCAAACTTTAGTGGCACACACGATGACACCGTAATGGTTGATTCTAAATTGCGGTTACAGGGGCAATTAGATATTGACTCATGGACGGATATTGATTCTTTGGAGTTGTTTGATTTAGGTCAGGGTGGTGTAGATACTGGCGGCACTTATTATTTCTCATCGGGCATTGATGCTGGCACAGTTAAGCCGCAACAACTGACACGGACAATATCAAGCATTGTTGCACAACCGCTAGACAATTTTGATGAAAGAACTGCTCTCATCAACACATGGCTTGATTTTGATGGAACTGAATATGGTGCTGGTGATTGTAAAGTGTTTGTCAGGCATACGGAAGATGACCCAAGCGCATCACCAGTGTGGTCAGAGTGGGAAAGATTAACTGTTAATGAATACAACAAGCGTGGATTTCAATTCAAAGCTGACTTATCAGTTAGCGACCCTATTTATAATATAAATGTTTCAGAGTTATCTGTAACAGCACAGGAGTTAAGTTAAATGGCTACACATGATTATGATATTGCTAATGCAGATGGCGCAACGGTTAGACAAGATATAAATAATGTATTAGATGCGATTGTATCTAATAACAGCAATGCCACATCACCAGCAACAACGTATGCTTATCAGTGGTGGGCAGACACTACAAGCGGCAAACTGAAAATCAGGAATGCGGCAAATAACGCATGGATTGAAGTCGGCACATTAGCCACCGCAAGTCTTGGTTTGTTGTCATCGTCAGCTATTGGCTCAACGGTTCAAGGATATGATGCTGATACTGCTAAATTGGATGTTGCTCAGTCATTCACAGCAACCCAAACGCTAAAAGGAATTACTGAAACTGAAGCTACTAACTCAACCACCGCATACACGGTTAATTTAACCAACGGCACTATTTTCGACCTGACTAATGCCGCGCAAGTTACGGTAACAATGCCTAGTGTTGGTGCTGGCAAGTCGTTCACGATTATCACTAAAACTGCTCCAGCTTGGGCAGGCACAACAATTCTCTGGTCGGGTGGTACAGTACCATCAGCGACTACAATTTCCATATATTCATTCCTGAGTGACGGTACAAGTTGGTACGGAATGGAAGCTGGCAGTGGGTTTGCATAATGGCATTTACTTCGGATAAAACAAGGCAAGGTGCGGCTGGTGCTGGTGCTGGTGGTTACACGATAGATAACTCACTGCGGTTTGATGGGGCATCATATTTGAATCGTATAATAGAAACAACCTCATCGGTAACTAAGGTTACATTCAGTTTTTGGGTGAAGATTGGGGAAAATAGCGGTACTAACGGAGGGGATATAGTTGGCCGTACAGATAACTACCATATGTGTCAATTCTATAATCAGTCATTGTATTTTGGCAACTCCTCATATTCTGTATCTACCGAGGCTATTTTTCGTGACCCCTCGGCTTGGTATCATGTTGTCTTTGTTGTAGATACCACATTAGCAACAGCTTACGTGAATGACAGGATGCAAATACACGTTAATGGGGTTCGTCAGGATGTTGGTTCCGTTAATACTCAACCAACAACACAAAACTCTATTTTCGAATGGCTTAACTCAACTGCTTACACCTATGATATAGGTCGTAGAGGTATGGCACCATACTTTGACGGCTACCTAGCAGAAGTAA